GACCTGTTGTGCCTTAATACGTTAAAAGGAGTGTTGTGTTTATTTATCGACATACCCAAGCACTTTCTACATCTTCAATGTTTAATCTTGTTAAGCCTTCCATGTTAAGGAAGACAGCCCTAGAGCCGATGGAAATACCTAGAGCAACTCCAGTTATCCATCTACACCCTACTCTAGTTGTCACTAGACTACCAAATACAGGTCTTTCAACTTTAGTTAGTTTAGTAGCTAACCCTTCATCTAAAGAGTTAAAACCAAAATCATCTCTTACACTTCTTGGACCTTTAGGATGTACACCATTACTTTGCATGTACAAGCCTTCCCAATCATCAGCATAACCTACACCGTACATAGCTCTAAATGCACCGTTAGTAAAAGTAAAACAATCATGTACACCCCACTCAAAGGGTATACCTATCATTTTATCTAAATAAGAGTTTAATTCTATTTTCCCCATACTACTTTTTGATCTTGCATTGATTGTACGTAGGAAAAGAAAGTATCTCCATCATATCGGGATTGATGATTTTCATTTGTGTATCTCCAGCCACTAGGTCGTTCTAGCTCTATTAATTTACTCTCTACTGTTAAGTTGATTGTGCTTGACTCTGCTTCATCAACTATAGTCATCTTATCCATCTTACCAGAGAATATTTCTACAACAGATGAATCACTTTGTTCACCTAAGTACATTCTCATTACTCTTCTCTGATAAGGCTCTTGTAGAGCTAAAGAAACTATAGAGACAGGTATCCCTGATAGAGTTAGATCTACAGACTTAGCGGATAGATCTCCTACTTCTTCTAGATCACCAATAGTAAGTAAATTACCTGTACCTGTAAATACTTGATTACTGCCTTGTACATTAATAGTTCTATCACCAATACCAGTCCACATACGTAGAGGACCAATCTCTGTGGTATTACCGTACACATCTATAGCAGTTCTACTATCAAACATGAGTTCTACAGCGAAGTAGGGTTGTATACTATCTCCAATAAGAGCAGACAGTAGTGAGGAAGGTATCGCTCTACTCATCCTACTACCTCCATAGCCCCAAAGGATATACCAAAGAAACTTGCATTGTTAACCGACCAAGAAGTCTCGTTAGCTGATAACCTAAAGACCCCAGCGGAATTAGTTAGGTCAGCTGATACACTTGATCTAGCTTTCCTTAGCTTAGGCCATATCTCTAATGTACCATCTCCAGATTGATCTTGTAGTACTTTATGTAGAGTAGCATCTGCGGCAGTACCTAGTTGTATATAATCACCAGCTTTAAGTGTACCAGTCATAGTTACAGCCACAGAACTAGCACCTACAGCACCTGTTATAACAGCAGACGTTGCAGTACCCCTCACAGTCTTAGCTGAGGGGTCGTTAAGTAGGAATGTACCTGTCATACCCTTTAAGCTCATCAGGAAGCTAATCCAAGCCTCTGCATCGTCTCTATTCAAAGGTGGTAAACTAATATCAGCTTCCCACATTTGTCCATCATAAGATTGTGTCTGTTGCTTATAAGTAAAAGGAGACATAGATACAGCAACTGTATTCTTAGCTCTTAGTTCAATACTAGCCATACCAATGTTAGTAGGTAAAGCAAGTGGGTAAGAAATAGCCATTATGCCATCGCCCTTCCATAGCTACCACCACGTCTTTTAGCATCTAGTACTGCACCTTTAGCACTGTCCGCAATCTGTGGCATCATTTGTCGTATCTCAGCACGTACAGTTTGTTGTACACCTGTCGATACATTTATGTTTTGTACGACAGTAGTTGAACTGCCCACACTAGAGTTAGGTGTTATAGTTCCTGACATTGCAGGGGTAAATAATTCTGGTCCACGTTCACCAACAATGTATCTACCTCCAGCGGAAACTGGACCTCCATTAGCGGCTGGCTTGGGAGCAGAGAAAGAACCTGCTGGTGCTGGACCTGAGCCACCTATTGCTCCTGTAATCAGGCCTGTAATTTGTTGTACGACATAGATACGATATAACTCTTTTATAATGTCTACTGCCATAGCTTTGAAGGCATCTTTAACAGACGTAGTTCCATCTATCATTTTCATCATGGCACTCTCTATTGAACTTGAGAGAGAGTCACGAACCATGTCAGCTTTTGTCTTAAGCTCTTTTAAGTTTTCTTTAGCTATCTTAGTTCCAAACTTAAAGTACTCACCTAAGTTAAAGTCCCCTAATTTTGCTAGAGCTTCCATAAGGTCAGAAACAGATGTCATAGGATCTTGTATAGCTTTATTGAGTATATCTAAATCAGCTTTTGCATCTTGTACTGCGGATTTAGCGTTAGCTATATCTTTCGTTATCCTATCACTTCCGTAAGTATTCTTATCTACTTCCTTATAAGCATCGGAAAAAGCCTTAGCTGAAGCCGCGCCTATCTGAGTGAAACTTGTGGTATAGTAGTTCGTCGCCTCCCCCATTGCTCCCGTAAAAACTTTATCTATTTGATCTAACCCAGCCGTTCTTAAGATTGCATTAGCTCCGCTTATAAGTTTATTAAGGCCTATTTTAACTTCAATTATAACCCTTTTAAAAGCTCTCTCAATAAACTGGGCTATTCTACTATATATAGCTTCCACGTTATCACCCAACATACTTAGTGCTGTACTCATGTAAGCCATTATACCTGCCCAAGTAGCTCTCATTTCTAGTGCTAAGGATTCAATATAACCCTGCATAGTTAGGGCTTTCTGTGATACCCAAAGGTCTAATCTAGCAAACTCTAACTTAAACTGTTGAGCAAACAAAGCTATGTAGTTTCCACCTTTGTTAAAAGCCTCTCTAAATATAGAGGGGATACTCTGTAGTATAGTGAATAACCCTGCAACTCCAATTATGATACCGTTTAAAACACCTAGAGCAGTTCTGCCTAACCACCTAAAGGCCGCACCTATAGGCTGGAATATTGTTTCTGTTCCACTAAATAAGTCTTTTAGAGCCGCACCCATTCCCTTAAAGTCAAACTGTAATTCTTTACCTGCGTTCTTAGCTTTAATTAAGGCTGTACCTATAGCTAAACCTGCACCAGCTATAGCACCTAGCGCACCAAAGATACCAAGTAACTGTGGACCCTGTTGACCCAAAGCTACCATAGCACTTGTACCGTTTTGTACCTGAGCCGCAAAGTCACCTACTTGGAAACCTGCTTGTTGTATACCCATAGTAAATCGTTTACTTCTCTTAGTAAGTTTACCTTGTTGTATGCTTGCTCTATCTACAGCCTTACCCATACGTTTAATTCTATTAGTACCCTTAACAACGTCATCGGTGTTAAACCGTAATTTCATATCATCCATCTGAGGTCATAATCCTTATGTATACTGAGTCTAATAGTTTTATAGTTTGTACTTCTCTAGCATCTAGAGGTGTGCCAGTTAATTCACACCAAGACTTTATGTCTGTGTAGGAAAGTGAGTTTGGTCCACTGAAACCTGCCGACCTACCCTGATTAATAGATAAGAAGTAAGTCCACAAACTAGATAGAATATCAGGCAGTCTTGGACCATTGAGTTCTTCTATCTCTCTACCTAGTTGCTTCTCTACTTGCTCTAAGTGTTCTCTCATAGATTTACCGTCTTCATTAGGCTTTGCTAACTTAAACTGATGTTCAGCAAAAGATAGCAAACGTTCTGTTAGACATTCGTAAAATCCACGCTGTCAGCAAGAGCTTCTTCTATCTGAGCTTTAGCCCAAGGTAGATCTATATAAATCTCTTTAGCTTTATCTATAGTCAATTCTGGTTGCTCACCATCGTAAGTGATGTTCCAACTCTTAGTTACTTTAGCCATATGTAGTATAGCACTAGCCTCTAAGTCCTCAGCAGTAACTTGCATCCTACCTGACTTTTCCATACGCTTAAGTTTAATATTTGTTTGTCGATGTACTTCTGACTTATACTCTTTAGTATGAGGAGCATACATAACGATAGTCATCTGAGTGCCATCTTCATTCATAAGAGGCTCATCAGTAGATGGGTTGTGTATAAGCACTTCAACAGTGTCAGTCTTTGGTGTTAAGTCTTTTAAATCCATATCGAGTTTCCTTATCGAGTTCGGGTTAATAAATGGGGAACGTCAGACCCGACACCAACGTCCCCCCACTCTAGCTAGAGTATTCTTTACGAGCGTGTAATACGCAAGTTAGTAGCTTCTGTTGGGTCACGTAAAGCGACAAAGCTAAGATTTACTATTCTGCTTGTAGGACCATCTACGCCTACATCAGCACTATTTATTTTACATCTAGGGAAGAAGAACTCCATAGTGTTTGGTGTGCCAGCATTGTCACCTACAGTAACCTTAAGAGGTGTTTCTGTTTCATTGACAAATCTATTGATTAGTGAGGCATCCTCAAAGTAAGCTGAAAGAGTACCTTCTACTACAGCGTTACCTACTTCTAATGCAGGTGCGCTATCGTCACCAACAACAAATGTAGGAGCAAAGCTGTTAGTTAATGTGAAGTCCATAGCTGTAACTATAGCTGATGCTGATCCACCTATCTCTAAGTCACCTGAGTAAGAGTCAAATGGGGAAGCTCCAGAAGCGGCATCTTGTGTCTTTTCTGAAGCACTCATAGTCATGCTCTTACCGACTAAACCAAATGTACCTGTTACCATAGCATTAGGTGCTAACGATACAGCTAGTGAGTTGACTGAACAACCTGTAAACAATCTAGCTTGGTCGATGTCAGCGGCATAGTCCTCGATGGAAAAATACTTTGGTGTTGTACCAATTTTAAGTACGTTTGTAGACCATGCACTTAACATAGCAGACTCTAGTAGTTCGTCGAAGTCTCCATCTCGAAGATCTCCTACAATGTCTCCAGCTACTTGACGGTTGCCGTGACGGTCTACTCTAGACATACGGTCAGCTTGAATGTCAGTACCTTCAACACGATCTTTAGTCATGTTAAGTGAATGGGAAGTGAAAGGTAAGTTTTGGAAGTTACCAGCAGGTGTCGTACCGAAAGTTGTTTCAGTAATGTACGACAGACTGGAACGTGAACCCTGTGCAAAGGCCATATTATATTCTCCTATAGAATTATTTGTAAGCGTACCAACCTATATTGACAGGTACTAAGAACCAAGGACTATCAACTAAAGCCTGATCTGCTTCAGCGTAATCTATAGATACTGTTACGTTGTTTGTTGTAAAAGATGAGGTAGCTTCAAACGCAGTCATTACGTTCTCTGCTATAGTTTCAGCGGCAGATGGTCCATTACCTTCTGGTGCATAACAATTTATAGCAAAGATGCCATCATATCTCTGCTGAGGATTTAAGCCCCTTACGGCTGGCCTACGTGAAGTGGGCAGGTAATCTACCTTTATATAGCTAGTGCCAGTTGTAGGTACATAAGGAACGTTCTCGTAAGCTATTTGAGGTACGTTAGATATATTAGCTAACTGTACTTCTAGGATAGACCTAATCTCTTTGTGTATATTAGCCATATATTTTCCTTAACTTACTAAAGATACGGTATCCGTACTTGTATTCAACATCCCTAGCATACCTAGAGCCATTCATCACTGTAACTTTAGGTCCACGATTACCTTGAGTAGATTCTATAGATACCATAACTCTTGCTACATCTCTACTTAGAGTTGATAAAACTTTAGATCCTACTGCTTTTGGGCTTACGCCTCTAGGTCTACCTTTAGAAGACACAGATCTTATTTTACCTGCTCTGCTAGACATTATAGAAAAGGATTCTAAGTAAGACCCAGAATCTACAGCACCTAGATTGCCAGTATTCTTATTTGTGGAAGACAGAGTGAACTTAACTATATCAAAGGCTACATTATACAATACATCTTCTGTGGTGTTCATAATAGTATTATCCAGTTTAGCTAACTTCTGGTATAAACTTTTCCTTAC